CGATCCAAGACGGAATGGACCGTCCGAAGACGGAACTCGCGTATAGAGTCCCCGCGTCGAAATTTACCCGTAAGAAACTTGATTCCAATGAGAAGCTCAAGGAGATCTCCGGTCTCGACACAACGATCGACTGGAAGAACACGGGCGACAACTCGTACGACGGTGAAAAATTAAAACTACTTGTACACGATGAAAGTGGTAAGTGGGAAAGACCTACAAATATATTAAACAACTGGAGGGTAACTAAAACTTGTTTAAGATTAGGTTCAAAAATTATTGGTAAGTGTATGATGGGATCAACATCAAACTCTTTAGATAAAGGTGGTGAAAACTTTAAAAAATTATACTATGATTCCGACGTTGAACGAAGAAACGCCAATGGGCAGACTCGCTCAGGATTATATTCTTTGTTCATACCTATGGAATGGAATTACGAAGGATACATTGATTCTTTTGGATTTCCTGTCTTCAACACGCCAAAGAAACCAATTGAAGACACGCGTGGGCAACAAATAGATTTAGGGGTAATTGATTACTGGCAAAATGAAGTTGATGGTTTAAAACAAGATCAAGACGGTTTAAATGAATTTTATCGTCAATTCCCAAGAACAGAAGAACATGCTTTTAGAGATGAAGCAAAACAATCTTTATTCAATCTAACTAAGATATACGAACAGATAGATTACAATGCTGATTTAAAAAATACAGCTGTCATTACTACTGGAAGTTTCCAATGGGAAAACGCTGTACCTGATTCAAGAGTTATATTTATACCTAACAAAGACGGTAGGTTTAGAATATCTTGGGTCCCGCCGATCGAACTACAAAATAGGATGCTAATTAAAAGTGGTAAAAAATATCCAGGCAACGAGCATTGTGGTGCTTTTGGATGTGATAGTTATGATATATCTGGCACAGTAGACGGTAGAGGTTCTAATGGATCTTTACACGGTCTTACTAAATTTAGCATGGAAAATGTACCGCCAAATCATTTCTTTTTAGAATATATAGCCAGACCACAAACTGCTGAAATATTTTTTGAAGATGTATTAATGGCTTGTATATTTTATGGCATGCCTTTATTAGCAGAGAACAATAAGCCTAGATTACTTTATCATTTTAAAAGAAGAGGTTATAGAGGTTACTCTATGAATAGGCCTGATAAATTAAAGCTATCGGTAACTGAAAGAGAAATAGGCGGTATACCTAACTCAAGTGAAGATATAAAGCAAGCGCATGCTGCTGCTATAGAAACTTATATAAATACTAGCGTCGGGCTACTTGAAACTGGATATGGAAATATGTATTTCCAAAGAACACTAGAAGATTGGGCAAGATTTAATATTAATAATAGAACAAAGCATGATGCATCCATAAGTTCAGGGTTAGCATTGATGGCTTGTAATAAAAATAGATATGTACCTAGAGCTAAAGTTGAATATAAATCAATTGATTTAGGTATTAAACGATACGACAATAAAGGCGGTATGTCTAAAATAATAAGATAAATGAGAATACAGACTAACACTAACAGTTCATTTCCAAGTCAAGTAGTAAGTGAGGCGGAAAAGTCTAGCTTAGATTACGGCATACAAGTAGGTAGAGCTATTGAGGGTGAATGGTTTCAAGAAGGAAGAGCAGGTAACAGGTATGTTCAATCTTATGCTACATTTCATCGGTTAAGATTATACGCTAGGGGAGAACAAAGTGTTCAAAAATATAAAGACGAGCTATCTATAAACGGTGACTTGTCTTATCTTAATTTAGATTGGAAACCTGTTGCGGTTATATCAAAATTTGTAGATATAGTTGTTAACGGTATGTCTAATAAAGCGTATGATATTACAACTTTTGCGCAAGATCCGTTTTCAGTAAAGCAAAGAACTGACTACGCATCTGCTATTGAGCAAGATATGAATACCAAACCTATGCTTGAAAATATAAAGCAGGAATTAGGTATGGATATGGCTCGTACCGGCAACTTAGAAGATTTACCTGAAAGCAAAGAAGAGTTAGATGTTCATATGCAAATGACTTATAAACAAAACGTTGAGATAGCTGAAGAAGAAGTTATTAACAATGTTTTAGCGTCTAATAAATATGATCAAACTAAAAAAAGAATAGCTTATGATTTAACTGTATTAGGTATTGGTGCTAGCAAAACAAGGTTTGATGAGTCTGAAGGAATAAAAATAGAATATGTTGATCCGGCTCGACTTGTTTATTCTTATACTGAAGATCCAAATTTTGAAGATATATATTATATTGGCGAAGTAAAAGCCATAAGTATTCCAGAATTAAAAAAGCAATTTCCAAATATACCAGACGAAGAATTACAAAGAATACAAAACATGCCAGGTAATTCCCAATATGTTACCGGGTGGGCTAATTATGATCAGAACACCGTACAAGTAATGTATTTTGAATACAAAACTTATGTTGATCAAGTGTTTAAAATAAAGAAAACAGATCAAGGTTTAGAAAAAACATTAGAAAAACCGGATACATTTAATCCTCCAGAAAACGATAACTTTGACAGAGTATCTAGATCTATAGAGGTATTATATACTGGAGCTAAAGTTTTAGGAAACAATTATATGTTAGAATGGAAGATGGCTGAAAATATGACTAGACCAGAAGCCGATACAACTAAAGTAGATATGAACTATTGTATCTCCGCCCCTAGAATGTATAAGGGACGCATAGAATCTTTAGTAAGTAAAATAACTGGGTTTGCTGATATGATCCAGCTAACACACCTTAAACTACAACAGGTTATGTCTAGAATAGTACCAGACGGTGTATTCTTAGATATGGATGGATTGGCGGAAGTTGATTTAGGTAATGGAACAAATTACAATCCGGCAGAAGCATTAAATATGTATTTTCAAACCGGTTCTATTGTTGGTAGATCATTAACTCAAGATGGTGAATTAAATAGAGGTAAAGTACCTATTCAAGAATTATCATCATCATCAGGTCAAGCTAAAATGCAAAGTTTAATTGGTACATACCAATATTACTTACAGATGATACGTGATGTAACTGGGTTAAATGAAGCAAGAGATGGTAGTGCTCCGGATAAAAATGCTTTAGTTGGGCTGCAAAAAATGGCAGCTAACGCTTCTAATACAGCTACAAAACATTTGTTAGAATCTTTATTATACATAACGATTAGAACATGTGAAAACGTAAGTTTAAAGGTAGCTGATTTAATTCAAAACCCTTTAACAGAAAATTCTTTAATTAATTCAATAAGCACTTTTAATGTTGAAACTTTAGAAGAATTAATGAACTTGCAGTTACATGACTTTGGAATTTATATACAATTAGAACCAGAAGAAGAAGAAAAAGCATTACTTGAACAAAACATACAGGTAGCTTTACAAACCGGGGCTATTCAATTGTCAGATGCTATAGATATTAGAGAAATAAAAAATTCTAAACTAGCTAATCAGTTTATAAAATTAAGACAGATTCAAAAAATTAAAAGAGAGCAAGAGCAGCAGCAAGCTAACATACAAGCTCAAGCTCAAGCTAATGCGGAATCCGCGGAAAAAGCAGCAATGGCAGAAGTGCAAAAGCAACAAGCATTAACTGCTGAAAAAGTTAGTATTGAACAAGCCAAGTCTCAATTTGAAATACAAAGAATGCAAACTGAAGCTCAAATAAAAAGGGAGTTGATGGCTGAAGAATTTCAATACAATATACAACTAGCTCAAGCTCAGATAGGGGCTACTAAATCAAAAGAGCAAGAGATTGAAGATAGAAAAGATCAAAGAATTAAAATGCAAGGTACTCAACAATCTGAATTAATAAATCAAAGACAGACAGACGGATTGCCTAAAAACTTTGAATCATCAGGTAATGACGTTCTAGGCGGATTTGGTTTAGAGCAGTTTGGACCTAGCTAAAATTGCAAACAATTATTTAATTATATTATATTATGTCAGAAACAAAAACAAATGAACCTGTTAAACAGGAGGGTGATTTTAGTCTTAAAGGCAAGTCTAAAAAACCTAAGCAATTATCAAAACAAAACAACGAAGTAACTAGAGTTAGTATTAAAGAACCTTTAATAGATTTAGAACCGGATGTAATCAAAGTGGTTATACCTAAAGAAGAATTAAAACAAGAAGACAATGCCATTCAAGAGCAAAGCGCAGAGAGCGGCGTGTTACTCGCAGAAGAATCCAAATTGGGATTGCAAGAAGTGGGACAAGGAAACGACGGGGCCGCTGAAAATGGTGAAACGAAATTGCCGCTGCAAGAAATAACACAAGAAGTTGCTCAAGTAACACAAGAAGCTAAAGAAGCTGTTAGAGATGAAAAAATTCTAGGTAAACCATTACCAGAAAACATTGAAAAGTTAGTTTCTTTTATGGAAGACACCGGAGGTAGTGTTGAAGACTACGTTAGATTAAATGCGGATTATAGCAATATTGACGACAATGCTTTATTAAAAGAGTATTATAAAAAAACAAAAACTTATTTAGACGATTCAGACGTTAATCTTATTTTAGAAGATTTTGAATGGGACGAAGATTTAGATGAGGAAAGAGATATACGCAAAAAGAAAATTGCGTTTAAAGAAGAAGTTGCAAAAGCTAAAAGCTTTTTAGAGGAAACTAAGAGTAAATACTACGACGAAATCAAGTT